CGAGAGACGGTTGTATGAGTTGGAGTTCGGTGTTTTGCATAATTTTTCTTTTCGTATTTGGTGAACCCGCAGGGCGCGGGTGCGATATGATTCGCGGGCGGTGTCACTTTTCATGTGCCGCGCGGTCGGGAGGTCGAGATCGTCTTTGATGCTGACGATGACCTTTGAGACGGCGGCACGGGTCACGCCGTATTTCTTGGCAATCTCGGTCTGCGACTCCGGTTTGCGATTGATCACGGCGAGATAACATTCCGCCTTCATCGCGGTCTGCCGTGTCTGCGAGTTGGTCAACGCTTGCAGGAGACGGATCGCCGCCTCATCCCCGAAGGTGCGCGAGGCTTGGCCCCCGCCTTCCTGCTGCTCGTAGTCCTTCCAGAACTCGCGGAAGACTTCCAGCGACCACCAGTCGAGCAGCGCGCGGAAAGACGCAAGCTGCGCGGGAGCGGCTACGCGACAGCGTGCGTCTAAAAATAAATCTTCCGCAGTATCATGCGGCAACTCCGGGCCGCAGGATGCTTCGTTATAGTCAGCGGGGTCAGCGTGTTTTGAGTCGTGGGTTATCACGACTCCGCGCGGCACGTAGGCTCATGGGTGCGGAGATTACCACAAACCGGAAATCGGTCAAATGGGTCAAAAGAAAACCCCGCCTTTCGGCGGGGCTTCTTTGAGCGGCAAGAGCTTACGCGATGACGGTCTTGATCGTCGCGCCCGCGTCGATCCACGCCTGCTTGGCCGAGGACAGGTGAGATGTGAAACAACGCCCGTCTGGAAGATTCCATCCGGTGTATTTGCTTTTATAGATCGTGCGCTCCGTGCCGTCTGGCATCACCGCGATGATCTTGCGGCGGGCCTTGGGCTTGCGGTTGGCCGATCCCAAGTCGAGCAACGAGTCGAGCATTGAGGATAGCATTGGCAGCGCGGCGGGAGTCCCCGCGCCCATTGTGGTGTGTGTGTTGGTCATGGTTCTGTGTTCGGTTGGTTATTACTTGGCGCAACGCGCGTCGATGAATTGCTTCGCGTCTCCGAGCGTTGAAACGATTTCGATTGCTGTGCTGTTCTCCGGTGACTCACCGGGAGCATACACGTTGTATTGACTGCCCGTGATCTCGTCATCGCAGAGGTAGCTGTTGCTGGCCTTGCGAATCATGTGATCGCGGTAGATGCGGATCGGCGCGCCGGAAGCGGTCTTGCCGATGACTTTTGCGGTGTGCTTGGTTTTCATTACGCGATCAATTTAAGACAACCGCTTGCCTTTGTAAAGGGAAAAATTTATCTTTTTTTCATCTTTTTTTTGGCCCCTGTAACCCCTTGAAAACAGGGTATTTACCCTGTCGCCCCCTTGCGCTGAAGCGCCTTGAGGCGGCGAACCTCCCCGGACTTCTTCCCTGCCTCGGAGTAATGCGCCTTGCTGCGGGCCTTGGCCTTGCCTGTGCCTGCCTGCCCGCCCCTCTTGCCGAGGGCGGCGGCGGCTTTGCTGATGGCGTCACTCATACGGGTTCCTCCTGCCAATCGGCGTAATCGTCGAGGAAGGCTTTGACGTTCTCAAGGGTCGGTTCGTGCTCGCCGTCATGCCACGCATCGCTGCGCTCGCACTTCTCCAACCATGCCCCGAAGGACAGGGCGATGCGTTTGCCAATGGCTCGGTCGATGGCCGAGTAGCGGTCAAGTGGGTGTGGATTCATACGGCGTAGGGGCTGGCGGTCACGATATACTCGTCGCGGTCGAACTCGACCACGATGATGTTCTGCGGTTCGGCCTCGTCAAGCACGGGCTTGGGCGGCAAGCGCATGGGCTTTCCGGGGAAGGGAATGATTTTGTCGGGTTTCATTGTGATAAGGCGGCGGGGGGGATCGGACTCCCCGCCTGTGCTTGGTTAGTTGAGGTAGCCCGCCGCGAGGTTCCACAGGTCGCGGTTGATCTCGACATCCTTGGCCGCGCTGGTAATACGGCGCACACGATAGCCGGCCCGGATGATGTTTTCCTGCACGCGGTTGAAGACCTGCCACAAGCTGTTTGTTCCGTCTTCGTAGCGGCGTTTGCGGCCCAAGGCCCACGCGGCTTCGTTGACCTTGCGCTCGTCATCCCAGCGCAGGGCGGCGGCGTCACGGATGAACTTGCCGACTTCCGGCTCGCTCAACGTGCGCTCCTTCATCCCAGCGATGCGGGCCTGCAACTGCGGCACCATCTTGGTTAGACCGATGGCGGCTTCGTTGACCCGCTCGGTCGTGATGTCGCGGTGAATAAAGCGCGTGCTGAAAGCCATTTCGCCGCTGATGATTCCGTTCATGCAAACGAACCGGATGATCCCCAAGGCGAGCTTAAGGCTGCTCCGTGCATCGTGCGAATTAACCAGCACGATTTCCGGCTGATGGTCGTTGCCGATGCTCGGCATGAGGTCTGCGTGTTGCAGGCGGATGATGTGCTTTTGGAATCCCTGCCGCTCGGACTTGTTCACGCGGGCGATCTGAATGTCGCGCGGTGTGAATCCTTCGGCTTGGAGGTTATCCAGCAACGTGCGGGTCGAGACAAACCCGTAGCGGTCGCTGACTGTCGATGCGCCGTGCTCGGCGGTGAGAGGATCGCGGTTAAGTGATCCGGTGGTTTCGAGTGTGCTTATCATTGTTCTGTGTTCTTTCTTTTTATTCCAGCGGTTGCCGCCGCTGGTCGTGGTTCGCCGTCTGGCGTCCCATGCCGCCCCCGACTTGCGGGGGCGGGAGGGAGGTCAAGCGGCGAGTGCGAAACGTGGAACGAAGCAGTCCTCCAACTTGTTTGTCTCGCGGCTAACGTGACGCCACATTCCGAGCATATCGTGCAGGAAGTTGCTCTTGTCCGATGCGAGGAGCGCGGCGAAGTCGAGCGGGCGATCTTCGTGCGCGAACTCCAGCGTCATCATCATGTCCATGCGCGAGTAGTGCGGAATGGGAATTTCCATTTCTTCCAAACGCTTGCAGCAAGCGAGTTGTGCGTCGAGCAGCGCGCGTCCAGTGAGCGGGGCTGGTTGCTCGACTTTTACAAACTGGATCGGGTTGCTGTAACGCGCGCCGACAAGCCGCACCGTGTAGGTCTGGCCTTCGATGATGACTTGCTGACCGTCTTGCAGGATGACCGATGCGGCGATCTCGGCGCGCTCGGCGGCGAGTTGCTCGGCTTTGCCCGGATAGTCAGCGGTCAGCACCGCGCACTCTTGATTCGTCCACGCAACTTCGTGACCGCGCTCGACGGCAAGCTGATGCGCTTTTTCGGGATCGACTTGCACGTTGTATTTCTTGCCGTGTTCGGCTTCGTAGCCGCGCACGGTTCCGACCGTGATGCGCTGCGCGTAGGTGAATCCTTCGCCGCGCACGACTTGGCCGTAGGTGAGTTCGATGGGTTGCGCGGCGGAAGTCCCCGCGCCCGTTGTGGTGTTCTGTGTTCTCATAACGGGGACAATTTAAGACAACCGCTTGCCTTTGTAAAGGGATTTTTTCACTTTTTTTAATCTTTTTTTCCACCCCCTAAACCCCTGCACATGACCGCTTTACGGGGTCGCCTTCTCTTTAGGGCGCTCGGCGGCGGGGGTCAAGACCTTGGCGAGCAGGGCGGCGACTACCTGCATTTTCTCGCAGTCGCGGAGATGGTTGTCTTTGCCTTTTGGAACTACCCATTTGTATGACACTGCTCCGGTCGCGGCGTTGCGGACGCGCTTCTTCACGGTCGATGCCATGTGCTGATGCCAATCAACCGGGAAGTCGCGCGGGAACTCCCATCGCGGCGGATCGGTTCGACGCAACGCGGCAAGGATGTCTTCGCAAGTCGGGGCGCTGAATTTAATCACCGGACAATTCCTGCGCGGCAACGTGCCAGCGTCCCACCTTCCACCGCCCGCAGGATCGCCGCGCTCTGGCTTGGCATAGGCGCGCTGCACGCGCTTACCGCCGTCGATCCATGTGAAGCTCTCGTTGTCCGATCCGCGCAGGGAAACCCATCCGAAGCGGCAGCACATGAAATAGACCTCGCGCGTGGCGAAGGCGCTATCGACAAACACACACGGCTGGCGGATTTCATTCTCGGCGCGGATGCGCTCCAAATCGTCCCATGTCTCGACGCGCCCCGCCCATCGGCCTCGACTGCGCCCGTCTTTCGACCAATCGCGGATGACCACCCAAAAGTGCCGACCGCCCGCATCTTGAACGTCAATGGTCATGGCGCTGAAGTCGGCTTCGTCCCATCGGTCGCCCATCAAGTAGTCGCTCGCCGTGCGCGGCGTCTCTTGCTCTTTCTCGGCGTCATCTTCCCACGGCTCGGCCAGCACCGAGTTCACGTAGTCCTGCAAGCCCATGAGGCTTTGCTTGTCCTGCAAGAACTTCACCGCGAGATTGCCGAAGGTGCGGCGTGGTGAATAAAAGCCGTTCAAGTGTTAGCCGACATTCCCCGGCATGGCCGCGTCATTGGTGGCAACCCATCGCCCCTCGCGCAGCATCACGGTCTTGGCCCCGTCTCGGATCACGCCCGCGCACTTCGGACATTCCATGCGTGCGCTATTGCGGACTGCTTTCAAGTCCCACGATCCATCCTCCTGCCGCGCGGATTGATCCCACTTGAGCATGGACTGCTCAAAGGTGATTAGCTCGCGGCAGTGCGGGCAGGGCATGAAGTAGCGGCGTTGGTCGCTCTCAAGGTAGCTCTGCCACGCGGCCTCGTCTGGCGTCACCGGGGTCGTGGTGATGACGATCAAGTGCATCGGATAGCTCGTTGTGCGCTGAATCGCCAACTGCACACTCGACGCTTCGCCGC